GGAGGTAATCCCTCCGTTGCTGACCGCACCGACGCTCTTCTTGATGGACTCACCCTCGTGCTTGAGCAGCACGGTGCATCGGGTGAGATCCGGTCTGAGTTGGTCACTCAGATCTCCTCATACTTAAATTCGTCTGACGACGAAAGGGTCTGGCTTAAGCGTGCAAAGCACCTTCTTACCTACCCTATGTCCAAGTATTTGAGGAATCAAGCTCCTAAATCCCCAGATGTCGCGTTTGCTCCGCGCGGCATTCTGAAGCGGTGGATCAAGCCAAGACTTATGGCTTTCTGCCGGCGCAATACCCACTTGTGGTATTCGTGGTTACAGTCAAAGCGCGCTGCTTTGCCTGCATCGGATGCGTTTGTTAACGCAACCTACGACGAACACTTTCAAGCACTTACCGCTACCGATCGTGGTGATAACACTACGATCGGTAGGATCATGGAGAACAAGACTTTCTGTCGAGTTCTTGATGAGGTGGCTACCGGTGTGTTGGAGAACCTTCAGAAGTTCCTCCCACGTCATGAGTATATGCAATGTTCACACAATGCCAGCTTCGAGAAGAAGCGTGGTCAAGGCGGTCAAGCTAGACACCTTGGTGAATCTGCAGGTTTGCTGCGACGACGTGGAGGTCTGAAGAAGATGACCCACGCTCAGTACGACGCGCGTTTTACGCGTGACCCTGAGGACTGGTTGTTGGCCTTTGGTGAGTGTTCTGATCCATCTTGGGCCTACAAGATGGATAGTCGTGAGTTGATGAGACAGGCGCGAGAAGCTGAGGACAATGAAGACGATTCTGTCCCCTTTCCTGATGACCTTGTGAAATACACTGACTGTGAGTTTCTTGAGGTCTGGACCCCTGATACAATCCGGGAATCCGAGCTGCTTTCCATGAGGTTAGTCCCCTGTCGCTGGCGACAGAAGACCTCTAGGGGCACGGAGTACCGTACCGATTGGCAGGTGCAGGAAGTTCGAGGTACTGATCCTCGCGGCTGGCTCGATGCTTTTGGTGTGAAGGTTCCACGACAACCTTCAGTTGACGCTCTTCTTGAGTTTGTCAACGGGCATAAACTTCGTTATCAACCTAAGAACCGTGCCTTGAGATGTACAATCCAGGCAGTGCTCGAACCGTTTAAGGTGAGAGTGATTTCGAAGGGAGAAGCAGAGCCCTACCATAAGTGTCGTCCTTTGCAGAAAGCTTTGCATGAGACGATTCGTAACATGTCATGTTTCCGGCTGACTGGGAAGCCTTTCTGTGCTTCGATGCTTGCGGACATCAGTCGACGTGCTCACGTCGATGATCAGTGGTTCTCTGTCGATTACTCGGCGGCTACTGATAATTTGTCCTACAAGTTTTCCAGTCAGATCTTCGACCGTGTGATCTCCAAGATTCCGGTAGATTACCAAGCTCTTGCGCGCGAAGTGCTCGGTATGCATGACTTGTATTATCCGAAGCCGTTCCAGGCTCCGGAGTTCCGTGGCCGACAGACGTCTGGCCAGCTGATGGGGAGCGTGCTTAGCTTCCCAATCCTCTGCCTCGCGAACCTAGGTGTGTACCTGGATGTTACGGAGCATGAACACCACAACTGGAACTATCAGCATCGTCTTGATGCGGTTCTTGTGAACGGTGATGATATGCTCTACGCAGCCCCTCCACACCTTTGGTCTGTTCATGAGAAGGTCTCTGAGAACGTTGGTTTGTCGATGTCTCCAGGTAAGGCGTATTGTCACCCTGAGTATGCAAATGTTAACAGTGTCAGCGTGCACTGTAAGATTGCTACTCGAGCGACACCCTTCCGGATCGACTACTTCAACGCCGGACTCTTTCTAGGTCAGAGGAAGGTTCAGGAACGCGGAAACGAATCGTCCGACTTTGACACTCGTCAGACCACTTGCAAATCTGTCACTGTTGACAGACTGAAGAGATTGTATGCATCTGCTCATTTATCACAGGATCCTAACGCAGGGTTTGTATCGAACATTCCTCTGCTTCTTGAAGGGACCCTTGAGCATGATCGCTGTCGGATGTTGGCGAATTACCTGTCACGTAACAAGGAATCCATCCGAAGAGAGTGTGCAGCCGTCCTGGTGCAGAACGGCAAGACAAAATTGCACACTCGCAACCTCTTCCTTAGTCAACACTTCGGTG